GACGCGCGATGTTGGCGTCGATGCGCGCGATGTGCGCATTCAGCTCGGGCGTGAACACCGGGCGCTTGTTGAGCGCATCGGGACCGAGCGAGCGCTGCACATGCTGCTCGATGGAGCGGAAGCGCTCGACCATGGCGTTGCGCTCTTGCTCAAGAAAGCCCGCCATGTGTGCCGCTGTTGCAGTGTCAGGGTTCTGCTCGCGCAGCGCTGCCGTGCGCTCGCCTTCGCCGCCACCGGTGCCGGCGTAGAACTTGGTGCCTTCCTGGCCGAACCGCTGCAGCCAGCCACGCGCCTTCGCCAGCGCATAGTCGCGCTCGGGCGTGCGGCCGATGACGTTCTTGGCAACGTTGCCCAGCTCGCCGAGCCACGTGCCACCGGGAACGTTGGGACCGTTGTAGTTGTTGACGCCGACCAGCGCATCGCTCGTCTCGGCAAGATGCCCCATCGCGCTGACACCGTTGTCGATGGAGCCGCCGAGCGTGTTGGCGGCGTGACTGCCAAACTCGGTCGCCATCTTACGCTTCTCGGTAAAATCGGTGTCGCTGAGCGGCTGACCGGTCGTATCCATCGAATAGCGCTGTGCGAGATTTTTCGCATACGACGTGAGCGATGCTTGCGCCTGTCCGCTGCGCGCACTCGGCATTGCCGAGCCGCCCAGCCACGCTTTGACGTAGCCCTGCAGCTCGGGATTGAATTGCGCCAGCCACGCGTCGCCTTTCAGGTCATCGTTATAGCGCACGCCTTTGCCGAGCGCCTCGGGCGGCGGCGCCACACCACCTGTGCCTTCGCCACCACCTCCCGCATAGCCTGCACCGCCGCCAACAGCACCAGCACCACCGAAAAACGGCGGCGGCGGCGGGTAGCCGTAGCGCTTGCCATACGGGCCTTCCGACACGACACCGTATTTCGGCGCGATGATGTCGTTCAGCACCGTTGGGTTCATCGCCGCCATCATCGCAACCTCGTGCGGATAGCCGCGCCCGCGGAGTGCCTGATAGGTGTTGTTCATCATCTGCAGCTGCATGCCCTGCGGATCGACACGCGCACCGGTCGCAGCGCCGTGGATGGCGTCGATGATGCCGGGAAACAATCCTTGGCCAGCGAACAGATTGTGCGTGAACGCAGACAGCCGGTCGAATGCGCTCGGGTCTTGCTCGCCACTGAATGGGCCAGCTGGCGACGGAAGCCGCTGCTGCGGCAGACCCTGGCCTTGCGCTGGCTGCGCAGTCGCCGGCAGCGCGGCGGCGCCTGTCGTGTCGCCTGCAGCAGCCGGCGCGCCAGTAACTGGACGATCAGCCACCCTGATCTCCGGCGACAGCGGCTGCAAACCGGGCAGCGTGTAGTTGCCGGCGTATGGCGTGTAAGGAGCCGGTGCCGAGCTGCGCGGGATCGGCGTGTAGTTGCGGCCAGGATCAGGCGGCGGCAGATCGGATGCGGCAGCGCTCGGCGTATCCTGCCCAATCACTCTGCCACTGCGCCCAACGACCGCTGCAGGAAACGAGCCCGGCGCGATGTCGAGGGTCGGACTACCGAACAAATAATCGTACAGGGACTTGTTCTGTGCATCGCTGCCGGCGCCGGGCGCGCCGACCGGATACGGCTGCTTCTTCGTGTAGTCGATGACGCGACCCATCGGGGCATTAAGAAAGTCGAGCCCCATGTGACCGGGCACACCGGATGCATCAGTGGGCGGCGACGGGAAAAACGGCGCAGGTTGCTGTGGGACTGGCAGCTGCGGAGGCTGGCCGTAATCGTAGCCAGTCGGCGAGAACGTGCCGCCGAGCAGCTCATCCCAAAACGAGCGCGGAGCCATCAGCGTGTTTCCTCATTGCAGCGGCGCGCTCGGTCGCGCGCTTGTAGTGAACCTGCTTGAAGCCGCCACCGCTCACGCGAACCGCCTCGGGCGCGAACTGTTCAACATCCTGCGCCAGCAGCCCGATGCTGAACACACCGCTGCCCTTGTAGCGATAGCGATAGACCGGCGTGCCGTCGTAGAGCTGGCCCACCTGCTCGATGTCTTCCTTCAGCCGCGCGTCACTGAAGCTGAAAGACTTGGCGACGTTCGCAGCCGTGTTGAGCCCCATCATCGCCATCTGGAATGGCGACATGGTCTGTGTGCCCTGCGTGTTCGACGTGCCCTGCGTCTGTCCGCCAAGCCCCGCAATCGGCGTGGTGAGCCCGAGCAGCGTACCCAGGTTGCCGGTGCTGTACTGAAACGGCATCTGGCTCGCGTTGATGGTGTTGAGCGCACCGGCATTGGTGGCGTTGGGAAGGCCGCTGGTGAGCCAATCGAAGCCGGCACCCTGATTGCCGAACATGGTCTGCTGCAAGCCGCTGGCCGTCCCTGCGGCGTTGTTGGCAGCTCCAGTGAGCGCGCCGGTCGCGCCGAGCACGTTGCCGACGTTGGCGTTGTATTGGTTGGTCAGGATCGGCGCCATGCCTTGCGCAAGACCACGCGCGAGCGCCTGACTGTTCTGCGGAGAGAGATCGCGGCCGGCGGCGGCGAACTGTCCGTTGATGGCGTTGGTGATGTCCTGCTGCGTCGTGCTGAGCGCGGAGCCGATACCCGGCGTCTGCATCGGATCGAGCGACGCATTGGTGATCGGCGTGAGCGCAGACCTTGCCTGATCGTATGCGCTGGTCACCATCGGCGCATAGTTGGTGCCGCCACCGATGAGGCTGCTCGCATAGTTGAGCGCTTGCGGCGAATAGTTTGGCGTCGCGCCAGCGTTCTGAATGATCGAGTTGAACGCATTCGAGACGGCGCCGCTCGGCGTGATGTTGCCGGCGAGATTGCCGATGTTGCCGATGAACCCCTTCAGGGTGTTCATCGTCGGTGCCCACGGGTCCGTCTGCGACTGTTGCTGTGTGTTCTGTGTCGAGCTGGAAGTGCCGCTCATGACAGTTGCCTTTCGAGCACGACGTGCCGCTGCACGTAATGCGCCTTCAGTTTTCGCGCCCAGCCGCGCCGACCCATCAATCGGACACAGCTGCAGCCTTCCGCGCGTGCATAGTCTTCGATGCCGCTCAGGAGCTGGTGCAGCTCGTCGCCGAGACATCCGGCGCACGAGGTGATCACGCAGACGAGCGAATGCTCGGTGCGGCGCAGCTCCGTAGTGGCGACGGCAATGATGTCCTGCTGACTGTCGAATGCGAGCCACAGCAGCGAGCGCCCATCGAGCACGGCATCTCTGATCTCTGCAACGGTGATCAGGTCGGTCGCCTCGACAGCGTCGCGCACATACAGCTCGGCGTATCGCCAGAAACGCTCGGTCCATTCCGGCGGCACGCACGCCAACTCAACCAAGGCAGACCCAGTAGAACGTCAGATCGCTGTTGGACGAGGCAGCATATGTGATCGTGAACGAGCCCTTTGCCACAGCGGACACGTATGTCGTTGCCATTGCGGTCGCCGCATGTGCTGTCGTCGGCTGCAGGAACACCGCCGAGCTGGTGCTGCAGTTGATCGCTGTCACGGTGATGCTGGTCGCCACGCCATTGCCCAGCAGCGTGACAATGCCAACCGCGTTGCTGCGACCCTCGATCAACTGCCGGATCGCGATGTTCTGTTTGATCGGGTCTTTTTCGACTGGGCTGATGTAAAGACCGGAGCCCGTCGTCATTGCTGACCCTCTGCGATCACATCGGGTTCGACACCAATGGCGAACGACCACACGGTGCCGGCCGGAATGCGCACACGCTCGCGCGCATATCGCGTCGAGACATTGTGCGGGCACTTGCCGGCAATGTTGAGCCCACTCTCGACAGATTGCGCTGCGGTCGCCTGCATCGTGTCGCGCGAGAGCACCGAGCAGAACACAGACGGCGCATCAGTGATCGGTCGCGCACCACGCACACGAAAGCGGCTGCCGTCGCCGGATTGCTCGGCAGTGTCGATGGTGGCTTCAAGGTTTGCGCCGGCAAAGAAGCCGAGCGTGTGATTGAGATCGGCGCCGCCGAGCTGCGAATAGGTCGCAACACTGATACTGTCCCAGCTCGCGATGCTCTGTGCGTCGATGTTACTGCCATATGGGAATGGCGAGTCATCGAGGCCAATGCCGGGCTGCGACAGCGTCGCGATGTACTCGCCGCGCTGATTGATGATCGAGCCACGGTCGAGCGCCCAATCGTACACGACGATGCGGTCGAATTGGTTGGCGATGCCGTTCGCCGATTTGTATGTCCAATAGACGCATTTGCGGCGCGGATCGGTGGCGCCGATGACCATCTGCAGCTGCGTCTGATCGAGATCGGTGAGAAACGTGCGGTCGAACTTTTCCTTGCCGACCGGCGTCGGATAGCCACCCGGCACCAGCATCTTGAAACCCTGCGGGCTCAAGAAAAAGATGCGGTCGCCGGAATTGATCAGGCTGTACGGCGCGAGCAACCCATCATCCACACTGATGCGGTCGATGCCGAATGTATAGGGCGAGCCCGGCGCGAACGTCATGCGCCTGATACTCGTGTCCTGCATGATCAGACCGTACTCACCGCCGACCACGCCGCGCACGATGCCGCCATCGGCAAGGTCTTGGAAATCGGAAAGTCCAACACCGGATGTCCACACAGCCGGATTGTTGAGATCAGACCACTGCACACGATAGACGTTTGGCGCCGCGAGCCCCGAGAGCACGACGAACCGATTGACGATGGCGATGTACGCTGCCTGCGGTGGCGTGCCACCCAGGTCGACAAACGTGGCCGGCGCCGTAAGCGTAAACACCTGTGGATTAGCGTTGCCTTGGACCGCGAGCACGAGATTGTTGAACTGCCGGAATTGCCACTGCCCTGTCGACGGGATTGCCGGATAATCGACGCCACCCTTCGACACATCGCTCCAGCTATTCGTCGCTGTCACGTAGGTGTAGATGCGCGTCGCGGTCGCCGCGAAAATTTGGATCGAGCCGTCGTTCTTGCGGGCATAGAAGAACCCACGACACGTACCCGGCAGCGATGCTGTGTAGGCGACAAGGCTCGGCACCGGGCCGTAGCCGTCAGCGCGCGGATACACGTTGGTCGCGGTCTTCGTTGCCTGTCCGTTGTAGTCGGTGATGTCGGGGCGATATTCGCCGAACGCGAGCACAGGCATCAGGGTGTCGCTCCACGCACTTTGATTGTCGGCCCGGAGCGATGGCGAAAATCGTTTTTGAAAATGTCGTCGTAGATATCGTCACGACGCTGCTGCCACATCGCACCCTTCTGCGGGTCGACCGCATAGGCTTGTGCCTCGACCAGCGAGCCGAACAGGTAGAGGTTGGGGTATCCCTGATAGACCCAGTTGATGGCGGACGAGAGCGGCGGCACGCGCTGAAAATATGCGTATTCAATAGGCGCCGTGTCATCGAACGGCATAGCCGTCAGCACCTGTCCTTCAATGCTGTAGACCTGGGGAATGCCTGCATCCCATGTCGGATAGTTGTACGCCAGCATCTCGGGCTCGATGTATTCAAGATCGCGACGAGGCGAGCCCAGATACGTCACGCGCTGCATTCCCTGGTAGTCGTTCGGCAGCGTGAACTGTCCGTTGGTGGTTGTGCTCTGGGTCACGAGCGTCTGCAATCGCGCTCGCAGCCGGCCGTTCATGTTGGCTTCGAACAGCGTGACGAAATCAGGAAAGAGCGAAGTGATGTCGCTGCGCTGCAGCCAGTTGCCCATTGCGATCAAGAGATCGTTGTAGGTGACGAGGGCCATTCTGGTGTTCCCGTGTACAGCTTCGTGCCCTGGTGGCTCAGCGCGCATTTCGTGTCGACATGCACGGCACCACCGAGCGCTCGCCAACGCCGACAAAACGCAAAGTCTTCGGTGAGGTACTCGTCGTCGGCAATCATGTTGTCGAAAAACTCATGCCGGCTGATGCCGCATCTGTGCATGCGCGTGAACACATCGCCTGCGATGCACATGAACCCGGTCGGCGCCTCGCGCACCTCAGCGAAGCCTTGGCCATCGACAGGACCGAGCGTCGCAATGTCGAACGGAAAGCCGGCGTACTCGTGCTTGAGCTGATAGATGCCGGCGACGACATCGCGCTTGGCATACAGCAGGCGCACGGCGGCAGCGGGTTCGAACCCGATGTCAGCGTCGATGAAAAACAGATGCGACCAAGGACCGGCTCGAAAATAGTCGACGCATGAATTGCGCGCTCTGGTGATCGCACTCTCGTTTCCACGCAGATAGAACTCGTGCTCGATGCCGAGCTGCCAGAACACGGATCGCAGGCGCAGGATGCTGCTGACGTAGTTGAGGCAAAGCACGTTGCCGTAACAGGGCGTCGCGATCAGCGGAAACAGCTTCACTTGTCGACCCGCAGATACTTCCAGTCCGGGTCGTTCAGCTTGCGCTTCACAAGCGCATTGAACTCGGGGCTGAACAGCCGCATGTGCTTGTTGCCGCGTGCCCATTCTTCGTTGAGCCATTTTAGAATGATGATGTTGGGGATCGAGGCGATCTCTCGCCCCCAATCACCACGCTGCGGAATTGTCTGCAGCTGCTTGTTGCGCTCGATGATGTCCTCGACATCCTGAGTGCTTTCGACAGTCACATGGCGACCGTCACTGTCGCGATGCAGCTGCGTATGCACTGGACCGTTGGCGAGAACGAACATGGCGATTACTGCGTCAGCTCGACCACGTTGAGGACGTTGGCCACAATGGTATCGTTGCTGATCACAGCGATCTTCTGACCCGGCGAGACGATGAACTCTTCCGCCGCATTCGCCGGCAGCAGTGTCGTGGTCGCGCTCGCAACGGGATTGTCGCCAATCTCGATGCGAAGACCGGTACCGGTCGCGCCGCCGTACTGCGTGGTCAAACAGACGCGGATCGCGCGCGTCTGCGCGCCAAAAGCAGTCGACTGCGCTGAGGCACCGCCGGCAGCAGCAGGCGTGATGTTCTGCGCGCTGCCCTGAAGGATGCGATAAGCCATTACGAACCTCGCACCTTGGCAAAGCAGTGTCCGTAGATCGACACTCCCGTCGCGCCGGCCGGCGTGAAGACGAGCACGTCGTCTTCGTTCACATAGGTCGATGCGCTGGGAACGGTGCTGAACACACTGCCGGCGCTGCCGGCTGTGACAGTGATGGTACCGACCGTAACACCAGCATTGGTGACGGTAACGGTCGAGGTGCCGGTGACGGCAGCGCTCTGCACAACGCCAATCTCAGTGAGAATGCCGCCTTCGCCCACATGCAAGTAGGCTGCGGCCGGCGTAGCGCCGAGCGACGAGATGTACACGCTGTACTCGTCCTCGCTGATCGGGTGATTGACTTTGAGGGTCATCGTGTCCTCTCCAAATAAAAAGGGTGGCCACGAAGGCCACCCGGTTGATCCGATAGAGGACCGATTACGACGTGCTCAAATCGAAGACACCGCCGCTGGACTTCTCGTTGCGAGCCGTGAGTGTGTACTCGCTCAAGATTTGCCTGCGGTCGCTGTCGCCGGTCTTCGCCAGGACGATGCTGACCATCTTGCGTCCGCTGATCGCAGCGACGCCCCACATGTCGGTCTGCATGATGAGCACATCACGCTGCCGCTGGAAGCGATCCGCCACGACCTTGAGATCACCGAAATCGCTCTCGTACACGTTGACGGTCGCGATGATCTTCTTCGCTGTCGTGTTCTCGATTGGGCTCGCGCGGCCGACGAACATCGAGAATGCCTGCTTGTTGAACGACCCGGCGAAGACCGTGTCGGGCTTGCCACCGTTCGTCCAGATGGACGCGAGCACACCTTTGAGCAGGTTCTCGTTGAACGCACGCTGCGTGCCGTCAGTGCGCGTGCCGTTGCCGTCAGCGGTCGTCGGGTCGGCAGCAGCGCCGCCACCCTTGCTGGTGTTGGTCTTGATCCAGCTGAGTGCCGACGCAAGTTTGCGCACGACGGTGTCGGAGCCGGTCGCCTTGGCTTGGTTCTGAAGCAGGATCGTCTCGATGTCGCGCTTCAGCTCCAACCCCTTGAGCATCTCCTGATAGGACAGCTCGTTGTCGCGGCCGGCGTGGTCGACTGCCTGCTGGGTGCCGGTGACACGCGCGACCTTGTAGCTGATCTGCGCAATGTTACCGAGACGCACAGTGGGCGTGGTCTGGTTGGTGCCAGGGTCGTCGCCTTCGAGCTGAGCGTTGGTGCCGTCAGCTGGGGCAAGAGCCTGGGTCTGCCATTCGTGGTTCACAGCACTCGCGCGTTCCTTCTCGCACGCCGAGAAGAAGGGAGTGTCGGTCGGATCGATCCGATAGATCATATCGGACAAATCCTCGCGGTTGCCAATCGCCTCATAGGTGGCGAAAGCATTGGCGGGCATCGACATGTGATGTCATCCTTGCCGGGATCGCTGCTGTGCGCGTCGCGCTTCACGCAGCGCAACCGCATCGCGGATCGAGCCCGACTGTTCGAGTTTCTTTTCGAGGGCTTGAATGTCCACCTCGCCCGCACTGGGGCGGGAGGCGGCAGCACCGGGCCGCTGCACAGGTGGCAAGCCGGGTTTCACGGCACGCGCGGCGTTGGCTTTCGCTTCGCGCCAGCGAGCTGCATCGATGACGATCTGAGAGAGGCGCGCGTCTCGCAATGACACGCTTGCCTGCCCGCTCCACAGTGCGCGCAGCTCGTCCTCGCTGAACCCGACATCGCGATAGACCGCAGCAGCAGCGTCCGCCAGCTTCTGCGCTTTCGTGGTGTCGGACAGGTCAGGAACCTTGTCGAGCAGGAGCTGATCCTGCCGCGTGGCGTAGTTATTCCACTGCGCCTGATATTCCTGTGCCTGACGATGTTGAGCTGCCTGCACCTCCTGCGCGACAGCGGCGATTTTCTTCTGCGCCGCATCCCACAGTGCGTAGCGAGGCCAATCCTCGCGCGCGAGTTTCTCGACATCCGCCATCGTGCGAACATCGGCAAACTCGCCACGCTGTTGCTCTTGCAACGTCTGCAGCAGAGCAGGCAGTGCCTGCTCGTACCGTGCCCGAGCCTGCGTCACCTCATTGCGCTCGGCATCCATTGCCTTGCGCAGCTCAGCAGCCTCGTTTTGACCGCGACGAAATTCCGTCTCGCGTGCCCTGTCGCGCGCTGCAAGGTTCTCTTGTGTGGCGCGGGGGAGGGTCCGAAAGATTTCCTTGTCTTCGGCAGTCCAAGACCTCGGCGGGTCGATGGGCGGCAGCTCAGCTGCCGGGTCGACCGGAGGGGTCGTTTCGCCGGGTGCCTCCGGTTGCGGAGGGGCGGCAGGTTCAGCCTGTGGGGCTGGATCGGGTTGCGCACCGGCTGCGCCTTCAGTCGCGCCAGCTGCGGGAGCGGCACCCTCGTCAGGGTTCGCTCGCTTGTGTCGCCATGCACTGAGCTGCCGCGCAGCTTCAGAGATGGCAATAGAAGACTGATCGGGTGTTGCCGGGGTGGCGACAGGCAGCGATGGAGGATCGCCGCCGCCGCCAGGGGCAGTCGTCTGGTCGTTCATGGTGTCCTGCTTGGATCAGGGCATGTACTGCGACACGCCCATTTGCTTGCGCAGCTCGATTTCCTCGATCTGCTTTTTCGCCAGCTTGCCACCAGCGATCACGCGGTTGAGATGCTCGCGCACCTTGCCGACGATGTTGATTGCCTGAAACAGCCGCTCACGCGCATACGTGTCCTGCGGCGTCACACCGGTGCGGCGCCACGCATCCATGTATTGCTGCTCCAGCGACGTGAATGCCTCCTGCAGCAGCTCGTTGTCGAGCAGCAGCTTGGCGCGCGACGCACGATCCTGCTCGCGGATGAGCGCATGCTCGTCTACTTCGCTCATCGGCCTTTCCGGCCCTTGCTAACCTCGGCAGCAAAGCCGGGGCGAAAGCGCTCGTTCACCCCTGGCAGATCGGGCGCGTTATATTCGACCCGGTCGTAGATTTCGCCGCCCGGCTGCTCGGTGAACTCTTGCGTCTTGGGATAGCTGCGCGAATAAGGACCGGCGCCGCGCTTCCAACCTTTGCCGTCATCATGTCGAGGCTTGGTCATTGATCACTCCATGTGGCCCAGCAGCAGCATGAGCGCTTCGTCATCATCCTGATCGTGCGCGAGCTGCTGCGCGTGTGCGTGTCTCGCCGCCATCGTCAACGCATTGGCGTGTTGCATCGCGCCGTGCAGCCCGAGCATTGCCTGCTCACTGGCAATCGCCGCTGTGCGTGCGCGCAGCAGCTGCTCATGCCGCCAGCGTGCCTCCTGGGCGGCGCGGCCGGCGAGCACCTCGCCACGTGCCTTGGTGATCGCAGCCAGCGCAGCGACCCGCGCCTGCTCGGCCAGCTCCTCCTGCCGGCGCCGCTCGGCCTCGCGCTCGGCCTCGATCTCGGCGAGCAGCTCCTCGTAGCGGCGCCGCGTGAACGTCGGGCCACGACGCTGCAGCATCGTGCCGCCGAGATTGTAGTCGTAGCTGTAGGACGCGTCGTAGCCGGTGAACAGGAAGTGCCCGGCATCAACGATCTTGAACCCAACCAGCGTGGTGATCGCATTGCCGGCGAGCGCATAGGTGCCGACCGCAGTGCGCAGCTGCGGCTGCAGGTTCGCGGCAAACCCGGTGAGCACGAACGTGCCCGGCTGCACCGCCTCGTTGGGATCGAAGACAACGAGATTGCCGGTGAGCGTGAACGTCGCCTGCGCGGCAGCGAGCTGCACCTGCAGCGGCGCCGCATTGCCGGTGAGCGTGTACGTCACACGCACCAGCGGCATCTGCGTCTGGAACGTCGCGGCGCTGCCGGTGAGCGTGAACGTGCCCACCTGCACCGGCTCGACCGGATCGAAGACGACACTGTTGCCGGTGAGCGTGAAGGTGCCTGCCGTCACCGACAGGATCGCAGTCGATGTCGACCCAATATTTTCCTGGCCGACTGCAAGCCGACCTACGGCCTCGCCGGCAACGAACGACATGGGCTTACACCATCACTTCTTTCCAGATCGCCGACGACGAGCGAGTAACGCCACCACTACTCTCATTGTAGATGATATAGCTGGAGGTCGAGTTGCTCGTCCCCTGGACCGTGTACGTCGGCGAAGTTGTGCCAGGAAAGTCGAGTGCCGGGCCGCAAGTCGCAGTGGTGCGCGGGCCGGCACTGTTCGCCAGATTACAGCCCACGCTCGGAACAGGCCCGATTTGCGTCGCGCCGCGAAACATCGCGTACCAGTCTGAGCCACCCGCCGCCTGCAGCAGCCCACCACACTGAAACACAAACTCCACAGCATTCATGGCGGACGCCAACGCCATCGTGACGGACATGCCCGTCGACTGCCACGTATTTGCAGTCGCAACGACGTTGTTCGTGCTGGTGCTCGCCCACTTCATGTTGCCGGTGTATTCGCCCGGCAGTGCGATGCCTGGGCTGTACAGCTGGATCGCAGTCGGCGCACTCGCGTAGCTGCCCGGCGTTGCCATGCCCGACGAAAATTCAAGGTAGCCGAGAACGCGAAACGATTTGCTCGTCAGCGTGACACCTGCAGCGGTGTAGAACACGCCCGCCGATGTGGCGCTCGCCGACATTGCCGTCGTGCTGGCAGGAGCAGCCTCGTTGATCGTCGTGATGCCTGTCGGTGTCGCGCCGCCACTCACACTCTGGAAGAGCGCCAAGCCCAAGCCGCCCGCGTTATCGAACATGCACACCCAGAGACGAAACGGCGTATTTGCGACGCTAATACCGAAATGCGCACCGACAACAGTCGCAATCGAATTAGCCGCAGTCGCCGCACGCCAGATCGGACCACCGTTCCCAATCGTCGGATCGCGAAATGGGATCAGGATCGGATTGCTGTTGCTCGGGTCGACACCTGTGTTGGTCTTCACCGCAACGGTGAGAATGTTCGACGCCACCGTCGCATTGATCTGCAGATTGAGCAGCGAGTTGAACCCGTGCATCGGGTGATCAAAACCCGGCAGCAGATCACCGCCGTCGCTCGCGAGCGCCGTGATGTAAATTTCCTCCGAGCCCGAGCAGCTGATCAGCGCATTGCTGTTCGTGGATTTGATCACATTGCGCGACAGCGTCGTGCCCGAGCTGGTGTAGGTGCCGTAGCCAACCTCGGAATTGGCGCCGTCCTTGATGCCATAGAAAACCAGATCACCGTTCTGCACGCCGGCATTGGCGAACGTCAGATAACCCGAGACGGCCGTGCCAAGCGTGAGCGTGCCGGTGCCCGCCGTCGCACTGGTCATGCGGGCGAGATTGTACAGCTTGGGCATGGAGGATCACTGCAGGGTCAGCACGCCATTGACGGCATCGAACTGGACTTGAAAGCTGTTGCCGGTCGTGACGCTGAGCGTGGTGCCGTAGTCGTACCAGCCGATGAGATTGCCGCTCGCTGCCGTCGAGTTGTAGAGCACCGCATAGCGAAACGTGGTGATCGCGCCGCCCGATGCCGTAAACGTGACGTTGTTCAGTTTGAGTGTGTACAAACCGCCCGTCTGACCGCTCGACACGAGCGTCGCTTGCGTGCCACCAGCGGTGTAGCCGTTGCCGGCAGCAATTTCGGTGATGTCAGTCTTGATCGAGTTGCCAGCGACCGGCGCGACAGCCGACAGCATGATCTTGAGATTGTCGGCGCCCAGGTTGTGAACCTTGCTCGACACGTCGTTCACGAACGCGTTGAACTTGTTAAACGCTGCCATGGCTTACACCGGCTCGGTATGCGACACGCGACCCTGCGCATCGCGCACGACACGCATGCCGCGCGGTTTCGGATTGCCGAAATGCTGCATCAGCGTCTTCAGCAGCTCAGGATCGGGACCACTCGTCTCGGTGCCTTCCGGCGTATGTTTCGTCTTCACCGATGTCGCAGCCTTCACCAGCGTGTGCGCCATGGTCATCTGATGCTCTTCCTGGCGCATCATCATCTCTTGACGCCGCGCCTCAGCATCGAGCTGGAATTTTGCCTCGGCGATCTGAATGTCCGATTTGGTCTTGAGATCGGCGCGCTGCGCCTCGGCCTGCTGGTGCTGCTGATCGAGCTGCGCCTTCATCTGCAGCTCCATGACCTTCGGATCGGGTTTCGGCTGCGGCGGCGGTTGTGTCGCCGGATCAGTGAAGAACGCATCAGGGTTCTTGCCGCCGGTGAGCTGCACGATGCGCTTTGCCGAGTTGTACAGGTTGCCCATCGAGACGAGGTTGGTGAGCCCTGCCTGCAGCGCCTGCGTCTGCGCCTGCACGATGATCATGTGCTCTTGCAGCTGCTGTCCGCGACCGCCGGTGCCGAGCCCGACATCGATGGTCATGTTGTTGCGCTCGTCCCAATCGCGCGGATTGATCTGGGTCCACTTGCCGCGCAGCTTCACCGTCTCGGTCTTGGTGCCGTTCATGCGCAGCGTGTGATGCAGCAGCTTGAACATGTCCTTGACGCCCGTCTCAGCGAAAATGCGGGCAATCAGCTTCATGCGCGCCTGCGATGCCGTGAACATCTGCGCCACTGCTGTCGCGCTCTGGTTCTGCAGCACCTGACTGTCGAGCCCTTGGCCGGCTTTCGAGATGCCTGTGCGCGTCTCGCGCACGCTGTCCATGTATTCGAGCATCGGAAACACATGCCCGCCGATAGGCGGATGCATCAGCACCTGAATGCCGCCCGGCTGCCGCGAGCGAACGACACCGCCGGGACGCGACACCAGCAGATCATCGAGTGTGTTCTCGCTCGCGTGCGACTCACTCACCTCGTGGCGCGGATTGTTGGCGAGATAGGCGTTGTCGAGCAGCGCACGCATCAGCGCTGTCTTGATCTTCTGGATGTCCATGACCAAGTCGGCAACGCTGCGGCCGAACACACGGTGCGTCATGATCACCGGCGTCATCACAGCGAACGGCACCACGTCCCACTGGACGATGTCTTCCTTGCCGTCACGCTTGAGAATTTCCTGCGTCTCGCCGGCTGTCGTCACACGATACAGGTGCGGCTTGCCGTCGCCTTCGTAGTCGAGCTGCACATAGTGCTCGGTGATCAGCAGCCGGCGGTTCGCAGCGTTGTGGCTGTCGCCGCCGAAAATGCCTTCCTCGACCGTGTCGCGCGAGCGCTCTTCCTGAATGGCGTAAATTGGAAACGTCGGCACGTTCTTGAGCTGATCGGGATCGTAACCCTGATCGATGAGCTGGTGCTCAAACTTCACGACCTCGTGGTAGCAATAGCCACAGTCCTCGATGCTGCGCGCAAATCGCGAGATGCCGAACTCTTCCGGCGGCACCGGCTCGCACTTCGCGTAGCCATGCTTGTACTTGCACACGAACGTCACGTCGTGCAGCTGCGGCTGCTGCGGCGGTTGTGGTTGCGGCGGCAGCTGTTGCTGCGGAGGCTGGTTTTGAAGGGGTTGCGGAGCTGCTTGGCCTGGCTGTCCGGTTGCACCGGGCTGCTGCTGCAACTGTGCAGCTTGCGCCGCCTGCGCCTGTTTCCACATCACGAGCTGCTGCATGTACTGCTGCTGCAGCTGCTGCATCTGCGCCTCGCCGAACGCGGGATCGGGACGCGCGCTGTGCTCGATCACCTCGATGTTCGGCTGCGACACGAGAAACTGATAGGTCTGTTCGTCCTGATCGAGATAGACCTCGCGATGCTCGATGGTTTCCTCGACCCAGTGAACCTTCACCACGCCCAGCTTCGACAGCAGTGCATCCTTGATGAAGCTGTAGAGCGCGAGAAACCCGCCGTGCGTCTGGAAGTGATGATTGACGAAGTCGCTTTCCTGCTCGGCTGCGTCCTCGTCGTCGGCACGCGTCGGCTCGAATTTCACCACCTGTTCGCTGCCGGCGAAGATGTCCATCAGGCTCGGCATGAGCCCTTCAATGGTGTCCGACACGTCGGTCGACACAGCCGTGCTGCGGCCGGCAACGCTCGGCAAAAACTTCTCCATGTGCCCGTTGTAGAAATCGAGCGCATTGATGCGATCCTCGGTCAGCCGCGACGCGCGCATCGAGGACAGCGACTGATAGCGCTCGGCAGACAGGATCGACCGCAGCTCGGACACATCCATTTTCTTGGGCATCACGCATTTCCTGCCGGCATCAGCATCGCGAGCATGCTCATCATCACTTCACGGCTCGCGAGGTTCACCTGCTCGACGTTGTGCATGTCGACGGCGCGGGAAGTACGCACCTCGTGGACTACGGCCCAATAGAAACGGTTCGCGTTCCATTGATTGCTGGGACATGTCACAGAGATGCCCATGGAGCCCCTCGCAGCAGTAGACGATGCCCGTGCCACCACACTCCACGCACAGCAGATCGGTGCCATGACATTCGCTACACCTCATCCCATCGCGCCTGTCGGCTGCAGCTGCGCATGCTGCTCGCCGCGCAGCACCATGTCGCGCAGCATCTTCGGATCGATGCCGAGCTGCTGCGCACGTTCCCAGATGCGCTGCGAGAACAGCTCCAGCTTCGGTGCGCCGATGGGCGAGGTGACGCCGGTCTGCGGCGAGAACACGCCCCAGGTCCGCGCCTGTGCGGGCACCGCTTCAAGGCCGAGCGGCTTGGCGACATTCTCGCGAAACCAATTGCCGGCTTGCGGATATTCCGTCATCCGCATCGAGGCGCCAGGGTTTGCGTTGGTGCGCACATCCGCTGCACCAATGGCGCGCGTCCAATGTGCATCGGGCACCGGCAGCGTCGTTTGGAAACCTGTCTCGGGCACGCCCGACGCCTGCATGTAGAGCGGCACCTTGGGCGATGTCATGTCGACGGCGCCCGCGTTGAGATAGTTCTGCATCGGCAGCGCTTGCGACGTTTTGTGATACGGGTGCGAGATCACATCGCGCAGCTCAGGCGGAAAATCGGGAATGCCGCGAGAACCTTCCGCCATGCCGCCGTACTTGACGAAATCCGCGAAGCGTCCCTGCTGCGCCATCATGTGTGCAGCGGTGCCGCGATTGATTTCGGTCAACACCTCGGAGCCCGGCGACGCCATCGATGTGAGCGTGTTGAGCCGGCTGTAGCGCTGCGCCGCCTCCTCGGGCCCGAACAGCTGGCGCATGCGCCAATACATCGGGTCCATCACGTACCACGCGTCCATCGCATTGGTGAGCGCAGGCGATGCTTTCTGTGCTTCGACATTGGCATCGATCAGTCGCTGCGCGTTGCGCGGCGTCATGATGTTCTCGGCGACATAGGAGCCACGCGCATTGGCCGGCGCGTTGATCTGCGGCGGCATGTTGCCGGGACGCGTACCCATCTGGCCGATCTGCGCGAGATCATCGCGCGTGACGCCGAACAGCTCCTTGAGCGCTGGGTGCTCGGGCGCGAGCTGCTGCGCCGCCATAGCCGCAATGTCGCGCGGGTCTTTGTAGATGCCGGGCGAGAACATGCGCTGCGGATCGCGGATGCCAACCTGCACCATGCGATTGGGTGGCCGGTCATGCACGTCGAGCGCCGGCATCTCATCAGGGCGAATGTAGCGCCCGCTGAGACGCCCGCCGGTCGCGCCAAGCGCACCCTCCGGTGCCATGCCGGCGCCACCACCGATGAGCCCAATGGCCGCGTTGGTGCTCGCCTGCGTGTAGCGCGGATCGGGTCGACCGGTCGTCGGATCGATCACCGGCACGCCCGCCGCCATCAGATCGAACAGCCCTTTGCCGGGCATCATGCCCGCGAGCGACTGCTCGGCCGCCGGCGGCGTCTGCGGAGCTGGCCCGGTGTCGACGCCGTACTGCGCGCCGCGATACTGCGACGGCGCAGGCGGCGGGTTGGCCGCGAAGTTGCTCGCCGCCGCGTTGCGCAGGAACGCGTCACCCATCTGCGCAAACGGACTCACGAACGGAATGCCAGCTCGACCGTAATCGCCAAGCGTCGGCATGTCGGGCGGCGCATCAGGCGCAGGCCCGGTGTCGACACCGAGCTGCGCGAGACGGAAACGCTGCTGCGCCGGCAACATGTCCCAGAAACCAGCCATTGCATCACTTCGCCTCGTTTGCGCGATCAGGTCGCGCACGCGACAGTGCCGGTCCAACCTGCCGCACCTTCACGACGACATCAGACGGCGCCGCGATCAGCACGGTGACAGCATCAAGCGTCGGCAGCGGCGGTCGCGGCGGGTGCTCGGCGGTGCCGCTCGCCCATTCGGCGATGAGCTGCTCGGCAGCGTTCTGATACGAGCTGATGTCGCATGGTCCGACACCGTCGATGGAGTGCGGCGACGGCCCGTAGACGCCATCGGTGAATTGCCACAGCCAATATGTCTCCCAGCAATCCGGCCAGCTCGGTGTCGAGCCGTACTGACACAGCCACAGCCGACGCGCGCCAAAGAACGGATCGCTGTCGATGCCCGCTTCCTTGAGCGTGTTGCCGCCGTAGATCACACACTCGCCGGGACGATTGAGCTGCGTCTCGACCTGAGTGATCCACTCGCGCGCCTGCTCGACCGACATCGTGTCGCCGCCATTGTCTTCCCAATCCAAACAGAACAACTCATCGGGATCGGGACACGCAAAGCCCATGAAGTTGCGCACCTGCGCATCGACATCCGAGCTGTCGGCGAAATGATACGCACCCCAACACAGGCCAGCCGCCTTCGCGGCATGCTGCTGCTGCACATAAGTGCTGTCGGTGTAGCTGCCGCCTTCGGTCGCCTTGTAGATCACACCGACGATGCCGTCCGCCTTGACGGCATCGTAGTCGTCAGCCGTGTCCCAGTGCGAGAGGTCGACCACCATTGCGTTGATGCTCGTCATCGCCCCTGCTCCTTTGTCTTGCGGAAAATTTCGCTGCAGGTTTCGGTCACGCCGATGAACTTGCCATTGGTCATCACCACCACGCATCGGATGCCGGGGGCGTATTCCCCTCCGTGTTCGGCTTCTGCTGGCGCACGCAAGCTGGAAATTTCATCCTCGTTGATGGCGATGGGCTGATGGTCCGCGCCGTGCAGAACGATCAGACGCAGCACAATGAGCATGGTCAGCATGGCCACACCTCACTCAGTCGGCGCCGGATAGATCACCTCGACATCGCCATCGGTCATCAGATCGAGCGCAGTCATCAGCGCGACACTGAGATCGGCGACGCGCCCGGTGTCCTCGTGCGGACCCCAATCGGCCGGATAGGCGAGAAACTCTTTGCCGTTCGCGCGCACCAACGCCTTGATGGTCTGGTCGCGCAGCATGTCTTTTGGCGTGCGCTTGTAGTCCCAGCGACACGCGACATAGAACACGCCGGGATCGAGACGCCGCGCGAGGCCGCTCGTGTCGGGCGGCTGATACTGCAGAAACAGATGCGGCGCGTCCTCGACATCGTAGAAGAACGCCAGCCCCTCATCGGCATCGACGCCGACATCGTCGGGACCGCCGAACCAGCTGCACGGGCCGCGCTGATGAAACAGCCAGCCTTCCGGCGGCTCGATGGGACGGTCACCTCTGTCGATGTCGTCGCTGATCGCGTGAACAAGCGCCGCACAGATGTCGTCAAAGTGCGCGTTGTACAGCGACGCGTCGCCGGTGCTGTCGCAGAAGCAAACCTCGATCAGAATTGCCGGCGCAATGGTGTTGTTCAGAAAGAACAGGTCCGAACGATACTTCGCGCCGCGATTGACGAGCCCGCTCGCGTCGGAGATCGCGCTCGCCACATCCGACGCCAGCGCACCCTGTGTGACATACAGGCACTCTGTGCCGTTCGCCACGCCATCATGGGCATTGAAGTGAACCGACACATCGAGATCATGCGGTCCCGCCGTGTTGTGAAAATTCACGATGCGATTGAGGTTCTCGTTCTGCGTGGTCGACCAGTTGTCGTGGTAGACCTCGACGCCGGTGCCGGCGTTGTGCAGCAGCTCGGCGACCTTGTTGACCACCTTGCGCGCCTCGTCCACCTCATCGAGCTGGGGCGGCACCGGGTCGCCGCTGGCGCCGCGAATGTATTTGCCGTGACCGGACGAGATCACAATCCGCATGTTGTTCCCCGTGCTGAAAAGCGCTATTCTGGCGTCCACCTCTGGAGGGGGTTGCCCATGCCGTTTCTCTTGCTGATCGCCGCCGCCATCATCGTCGGCGCAATCATTCAGGTGCGTTCGGATCGCAAGTACGGGCCGTATGGCGCGCAAGGACCGGTGCAACAGCCGCAGCCGCCAGCTCGTCGCATCCCAAAGTGGCTGTGGGATTTCGACTGATGCCTCGCCGCACCACCGACACGCGTCTCGGCTACAAAGCGCTGCAGCTCGTCGGCGACGATGGCACGACCGAGCAGCTGCTGCTGTTCGCGCACGGCATCCCGCGCGAGATACTCGATGCGCTGGTGCGTGAAGGCACGCTGCAGGTCACAACGCGCAAGCTGGTGAAACCGAAAATGGACGTGCGCGTCTATCACCGGGTCTGAGCGATGGCTGACGAGAAACTGACGGCAGCTGACATTCAGAACCTGGGCGAGCCGCGAGCCGCGCTGCGCAACAACGAGCGCGAGCTGATCGGCGCCGGCTTCTGCCCCGATTGCGGTTACCGTGGTTTCGTGCTCGGGCCGCGCGGTGGCGCCGCCATCAACATCGAGTGCGGCAACGTCGAATGCCGTGCGCGTTTCAACATCACCTCACACCCGCACAATCACGCGTTCATCGTGTTCTGCGACCGTCTCCCGAAAGAGGGCGAAGGTGGCGCCACGTGGAACGAAGACGGCGGCAGCTGGAGCGGCGATCACCGCTGATCACGCATACCCCATCGCAGGATAGTCGATCTTGCCAGTGAACTTGGCGCGGTCGACGCGATTGTCGAGCGTGAGTGCCGCATAGCGAAATGCATCCGCCGCATGCGATGTCCAATCGTGGACCGGGTTGGCGCGCAGCGCTTTCAGCTTGTCATCCCACACCGAGTGATACGCGCGCAGCGCCGCCAGTCCGCGCGCACACTTCTTCTCATCGAACCAGCAGCGCGGCAGAAACACACGCACCGCATTGATGCCGTCCTCGACGCGCATCTTCGGTGCGATCTCGATGAAGTGGCGCAGCCCGAGACTTTCCAGCACCTCCTTGCGCGACTTGCCGGTCGACAGCTCCTTCACCTCGACATCGTGCGGCAGGATGTGGCCGGCATACACGTAGCGCCGGTCGTTGATCTGTTGCACGTAGTGCCCCAGGTCCATGCCTGAAGCCTCGTAGTAGTCGATGACTCGCACCTCGCCTTTGCCATGCGGCTGCAGAAACCAGATCGCGGTGGCGTCGCGCATTCCCAAATCCCACGCGGTCCACACCTGCAGCGCCGGGTCGTAGGGCACGCTGGTGATCTGCGTCGGCTTGCGCGCCTCGATCTCGTTGATGATCTTCGCGTAGTACGCGCCGGGGATCGCAGCGTCGAACGAGCACTCGTATTCCTGCGCGTACTGATCCTCGCTCATGTCCTGGCGCGCAGCGGCCAGCTCCTCGGGCGGCAAGATGGCCGTCTCACTCGCCTTGAGCATGAGCGAGTACCAGCCATCCGGGTCTTTGACCGCACGATCATACGTGGCAAAAAATTCATTCCGCCCACGTGGCGTGCCGATGAACGTCGCCCATCCCTGCCGGTCGGACAGCGCGGGGCGGATCACCTCGGGATACGCACGCGGATCGAACAGCGCGACCTCGTCGCACACGGCGCCATCGAGATAGACGCCGCGCATCGCATCCATGTTGTCGGCGCCGAACAGCCTGATCTGCGATCCATTCGGATAGTCGACGCGCAGCTCGGACTGATGGATCGCGCAGCCATACTGGCGCAGTGGATCGCACGCCTGCTGCAGATAATCCCAGGCGACCGTCTTCGCCTGCTTCAGAAACGGCGCGATGTACGCGTAGCGCGCACGATCCATCTCCGTGGACAGCGCTCGCTTCTGCATGTCGTGAACGGTCGCGACCGTCTTGCCCGCGCGACGATGGCACACAAGGCAGGCAAATCGCTGCAGGCGATTGTGATACGGGATGAACTGTCGGCGCGGCGTGTAGTTGATGACGACGGGCGCGACATCCATCAGCCACCTCGCAACCCGCACGCCTCACGCAGCTCGCGGATCAGCGGCGCCATGCCGATGAGCCACGGCTGATCATCGATCCAGATCGCGACATCGACGCCGACCTCGGCCATGTACTCGGCCTTCGGTCGACCGCCCGTGTAGAACACCTCGCCGGGGAAATCGGTGATCCGCCATTGCGGTGTGTCGGGGCGAAACGAAACGCAGAACACGCGCGCACCTGCTTCGCTCAGCAGCTTGCACACTGCGCTCCACGTCTCAGGGCACGTCGTGAACGTGTCGTCGTAATCGACCGCAATGCCCAGCGGACGCACCGCCTCCTTCAGCTCGCTCATCGCAACAGCAGTCCGACGATCAGCCCGAGCACGAGCCCGAGCAGGATGCCGCCGAACAGCTCAACGTCGAACCTTCGGGGGCGCCACATGCGGTTTCGCTTTGCGTTCTGGCTCGGCCGGCGCGGCCACCTGTTGGGGCTGCTGTGCATGGGCGTCCGCCGTGAATGTGATGGTCGTGCCGCGCTGCCGCTCGTCGGGATTGAGCAGCTCCGCGACCATCTGCACGGCGCGCTGCTGCAGCACCGTCGCGTCGCCGAGCAGCGGCGCAGTCGTGATCTGGAACGGAACGCCTTCCGGCGTCGCGCCGGTTGCACGCAGCGTCTGCGCGCGTCCGTCGTCCGAGTACTGCATGGTGAGCGTGGAAAGGATCAGCTTGTCGCCGGCTGCTTGCGTGAATGCGTCGCGGATCAGAACGATGGACATGTCGCCTCCTATCGCACGCGGCGGGTCGGGCCTTTGCGCTGCGCCGGGCGCTTAGCGAGCGCGCGGCCGAGCAGGTTGCCGCCTTTGTCCGCCTGATTGAACTCTTGCGCGACGCTCTGCTTGATGCCGACGCGTTGCGCGAACGCAGGATTGTGCGCAGCCGCTGCCATGAAGCGCGCCTGCTTCGGTGTTTTGCTGGGCATCGGGGTTCCTATCGAGCGCCGAGCCAATAGCCGATGGCGAAAAGGGCGAGCGCTGCGAGCAGAGAAAGGGTGGCGTAAAAGCGAAAAAGGAAACGGAAACCTGCATCAAACTCGCCCATTAAAAGCCTCCAAAAAATCCCAAAAAAAATTCCGCAAAACCCATCATTGGGTTTGTGCGGATAGGTGGGGTTGAGAGCGACGGGCGGTTAAAGGGGCGTTTTACGAAACCCTCCGGGGGAGGGTCATGCACCAGGGCGCGCGAGGCGCCGGCCGCGTATTAAGCGGGCTGTGAGCCACACAGCGCGCCTCCTTCCGAGCTGGAGCTACACGCAACCGTCACACAGGCGGTTGATCGGCGTCCGTTTCCTGAGTCAGCTCAATGACTTGCTCGGCCGGTTTACGGCCGTCCAGCTGTACACCGTTCCCAGGCGCCGGGAGCGCTTCAGGCTCGACCACCGGCAACTCATTGTTTCCGCTGACTTTCCAGCTGATTTGCAACTTGACCGGGCCTTCACCGTCCGCACCCGTCACGGGCTGCGGCACGCGGCCGTCGATGCGGTCGTACACGAGCTGCTGCGCCCACTGCTCGCCTTCCAACGCGAGCCGCAGCGTGCAGCTAACGAGCTGATGCAGCTTCCGCCGGTCGTTGGCGAGCAGCTCGGCGCGCAGCAGATCGGCGAGCGGGCGCCCGCCCTTTGTGTACCCGTTGATGCCGCGTGGATTGCGTGGCTCCATTGCGCTTACGCTTTTTCGATTGTTTCATTGGAAGGTTTTTCCCTGGTGCTTTGATAGTTCCCCACGATCATTTATCGAAACTCACTCACACTCGCGCGATTTTGTATAGCCCTGTCGATACAGGATGCCATCGAGCGCCAAGCGATACACATCGAGCGTCTCTGTCACAGGTTCGTCATATGCGCACATCGCTGTCACATGCGACGCGTGCGCAAAGCTGAGCACGTCGCGCAACGCATTCCACATCGTGCGATACGCGCGACGTGCGCGTTCTGCCTGCAGATCAGTGATGTTGCCGCCACCAACACGCGCACCATCGAGCGGAAACGCACCGCGATCTGGTCGCGGCACACCGACGACAGCGTGCCAGCGTCGCGTGACATCGCGCACGTACACGCCAGCTTCGTACTGCTGCTCACTGATCTCATTGTTGAGCCGCATGCGTCCGAGATACGTTGCAGCTCGCGCATCACGCCGCAGCTCAGGAGCACGCACAGCACGTCGATGCGGCATGGCTTGTGCGATAGCCACGACATCGAGCACACGCTCCACGACCTTCCTACGGGCTTTGCGGGGGCGTCCCCGTCGCTCGATCCGTCGCATGGCGCAGCTGACCTTCCTTGTAGATGTGCAAGAACCCCTGCGGCTCGATCTCGATCACATAGCGCAGCTTTCCGGCTTTCGTCGTGCCGAGCATGCGCACCTCACCAACGACTACATAGTCACCGACCCACTTCTCGACACGGTCGCCAATCACGAACCGAGCAGCTGCGACTGCCGCGTCGGCCGCAACCTGCGCCGCGAGAGCCGCTGCATCACGATCCTTGCGCGCCTGCATTGCCTGCTCCAGCCCCGAAATCGAAATGCGCCATTGCCACCCGACACGATACGCACCCGGCATCTTTCCGTCGCTCAGCAATCGATACGCTGTGTCACGCGTGATGCCGAGACGCTGCGCCGCTTGCGTCGCTGTGATCCAATCCTTGTCTTTCGGCATGACATCACCCGGCACCAAATTGCGGAATAGGATCGCCATCGTGCGGCAGCTCGGGCACACGCACACGAGCTGCCACTACCTCTGCACCGGGCCACAGCTCCTTGGCTGCTGCAATCAGCGGGAACGCTGTGATCACGCGCGCGATCTCGTCCAGCGTCCACAGCTCCAGCTGCCGTCCCTGCTGCGCCACATGCCGTGCCTCTGCGCTCGTCCTTACAAGCGCCGCCACACGTCCGTCGCCGAGCTGGACCTCCCAGACCAGGGGGTGCAATTCCAACGCACCCATGGCCTCCGCTGCGCGACTGAGAGCCATCCAGGCGTTGAGCATCCGCTGACCCTGGCGCCGCACGTCCTCGATGGTTCCATGGTTGATCGCGGTCGCCAACATGTCAGCCTGTCGATCAAATCTGACACGCAAGTCAGCATCGACCACGAGCCGCAATCGACCGACACCCCATCTCCGCTCCATCTCGCCACGCACATGCTCGACGCCATCGATGATCGCCTGTCCCTCCTGCGCAAAGTACGGCACCTGCATCCATGGCGGCGACCACATCGCACCCGGCTTGAGCTGCATCACGCTGGCCTCCCTGTGTCTGCGCGCAGTCTGCGATAGTGCTCGTATCGCCGCAGCGCCAGCATCCACGCGCAATTGAGCCGCTGCAGCGCTGGGCTGCCTGGATGCGTGTTCAGCACATCGAGCGCATACTCCACCTCATCGAGCGCTTCGAGCAGCGCACGACAGCTCCACCCGAGCCCGTATGGTTCCGGCTGCTCGGTGATCGCCCACATCTCATCGAGGGTGATTTCAAAGTGCCGCATCACGGTGGAACCTCCCAAAGATTTTGTTCCACCCCAACCCGTCTTCCGCCTGCATCGAGCGCTCGCCTCTGCTCAGAGTCAATGGACATTGTTCCAACCTGTACCTTGGTTCAGGTTCCGCCAAAAATGAGCATCGCCTGTGACAGTCAGCTTTCGCCGCCGTGCCTGTGACAGTGACAGTCGTCCCCTAAAGGGGGACACGACTGTCACAGCCACATGTGTACACTCGCGTGACAGTCGGTGACGGTGACTGGCACGCGACTGTCACACGCTCTCGGCCATGAAGGCGTGAGCCCAATCCTGGCGATAGTCGCAATGCGGACAAATCCAGCCTCGTCGTGTTGCTACCAGAGTACGGTCGCCGCCACCGGCGTGACCGGGGCAGGTGAACTCATGCACGATGCCGGCGTGTTGCCAGCGGTTGAGCCCGTCGACCTGGGCAGCGGTCCATGGCGCAACGATGCGCTCAGTCTCCATCGGCCTCTCCTGTGTCGACCACCTCGTAAAACTCGCGTGGGTGACGGTCGCGGCCATTGACCGGCACACGACTGACACGGCGCAGCGCGCCGCTGTTCTCCCACCGCTGCAGCATCATGCGCACGCGTGCCTTGCCGCTGTTGTCGTTGAGATCGAGCCCGAGCACACGTGCGACCAGCTTGCCCGCCCATTCAGGCGAGCGCGGATTGACACGACCAGTGCCGGCGCGCAGCTCCCACAGCGCACGCTCGACATCCTGGCCGGTCACGCCAGCCAACGGGTCGGGCTTGATCCAACGTTCGACCACGCCGACATTGTCGCCGCCGATGAGCAGCTCAGTGTTGCCCAAGTCGACCGAGCGATGGCGGTACCACTCGGCCTTGTCGGCGGGCGCGGCCATGTTCGCCTTGCCGATGTCGACACGAAAGAACAGTCCTGGGTGCTCATCGAGCCCGAGCTGCGCCGCCTCGGCGACCGTCATGCGATTGAGCAGGCGCAGATCGCGCACGGCGCCTTGCAGCGTGCTCGACCCGCGCGCGTGGTCCGCCGTCACATCCTCGCCATTGGCCTTGCGGCTGTGATGCACCAGCTCGACCGAGCAGCTGCACGCCTCCGCGAGCCGGCGCGCAATCGCCTTGAACATCGGGTCCATCTCGGTGCTGTTCTCGTTGAGCCGGTGCGTCGACACGAGTGGATCGATGATCAGCACGTCGATGTGCTTGGCTGTCAGATCGGCTGCGAGCGCCTGAAACTCGACATCGTTGAGCAGCGCACCGGTTCGCTGCGAGCTGCCGAGAATGATCTCCAGATTGCGACCGCTGTCGACATACAGCCGGCCGGTCAGCTCCTCGGGCGTGACGTTGTAATGCAGGCAAATGGACGCGAGACGCCGCTCCAGCTCGTCATAAGGGTCTTCGCCATTCCACAGCATCACCCGGCATTGCTGTGTCGGCGTGTGCCCGAGCAGCGGCTTGCCCGTCACCATCGCAACAGCCTCGACCATCGTGAGTGCTGACTTGCCCACACCGCCCGGTGCGACCGTGCAGCTCACGAACCCGCGAATGTAGTGCTTCGCGTATAGCCACTCGCGACGCGGGATCGCTCTGCGGTCGCGCAGCTCGAATGCCGGGAAGCGCTCGTGCTGCGGCTGCTGTGGTTGCTGCGGCTGTAGCGGCGGCGCCTCGACCTGATACGTGTCGGTGCGCAGCGAGTGGCTGACGAGCGCGGCGTCGAGATCGCGCATCGAGCTGATCTCGCCACGACAGAAACGGTTCAGGGTTGAGAGGCATTTGGCGAATACGTCGCGCTCGCCGCGCGTGATCTTGCCCGGCACCTCGATGGCGACGTGCTCCTCGTATTGCGGCCACACCAGCTCATACAGCTCGTCGGTAGTGGGCACGCAGCCATGTGTGCCGATGAAATCGCGCAGGCACGCGAGCACCGTGTCGCGCATGTATTGCTCGCGGCCATCGGTCAGCTTGCCGGGACCGAGCCCGAGCGAATTTTTTTCGACCGTCGCGCACACGGGTGCCTGCGGTGGGCCATAGGTAGGTGAGGCACCTAGGAATGCCTCGCAGTGCTCGGTGATCTGCGCCACGCTGAAGCGCTTCAGAGGCTCGCTGATGCGCTCCAGAAAGGTGGGCTCTAGCACACGCCCCGGCTTCACCGGCTGTGCCAGCGAGCCCGCCAAGCGCATCACGCGGCTCGGATTGGTGACGGTCGTATCGCCATCGTATTTCGCTGCCATGGCGCGCTGCAGGCTCGACCAGATGTCGAGCGCGAGCATCGGCTCATCGAGCAGCCACCACATCTGCATGCGCTTGTGTGGATGCATGCCGGTGACGACGCAGAACGATGGCGGCATGTCGCCCCACAGGTTGGGTGCATTCTCGGCGCGACCTTGCTTGTCGAGATCGACCACGACAGCCGGCGCGCAGATCACATCGCGATCCTTGGCGCGTGCGAACGGTGCCGTGTGTGCATGACGCAGGTTGGCGCCAATGTAGATGTTGTAGCCGCGCCCGTTCTGCAGCAGTGCCTCGCCTGCGAGCTGCTCGAGCCCGCGCGTATCGGTGAGCATGGCCTTGTTGGGCGCCGGGCAGCCGAACGCCAGCTCGACCAAGCCGGCGTCGCGGCACGCGCCGAACAGCAGCTGCAGATGGCGCAGCATGACTTGGTAGTCGGCCTTCACGCGACACGCTCCAGCTTCCAGCCTCTGTTGTGGCAGTACTGCATGACGCGCACGAGCGGCCACCCGACCATGTACTTGATGATCGGTGCCGCGCGCACGACCGTGTCGCTGACCTCGGCCAGCTCCAGGCCGGCGTCGAAGTGCGGCGCCGTGATCGAATACAGCGGTTTCATGGGAACGGGCCGAACGTGATGTCGTGCGAGTAGCCGTGCGCGGTCAGCCAGACGCGCGCAGCTTCCTTATCTCCCTTCGACACCTCGGGCAGTGCGACGCGCAGCTTCATCTGACAGATGCGTGCCGTGTGCTCGTTGGTGAACTTGAACCCGCGCGTGCGCCGCGCAAAGGAACGAAACTCGGCGACCGGTGCGAGGCTCATCGTCGCGAGCTGCGCGTACCAGTGTCTGTTGCGGCCGCTCATGGTCCATCTCGATGCGTGTCGCCGCCGACCAGCGGCCCATGAAACTCGATGATCAGCTCGGGATTGATCACGAGGCGAATGCTCTTGTGATAGAACCCGCCCGGCGTCGACACGTGTGTCGTCTCGGCGAATTGCTTCATCTGCTGCTCAAGCCGCTTGTAGTCCTCGTAGCTCAGATGCGTGTACACGACGCTCATGCTCTCACCCTCTTGATGGCGCAGTGCTCGTGTGCGCATGCCGTCGCGCGGTCGAGTACCTGCTCGCAGATGTTCTGGATGTCCTGATCGGGGCGCCCGGCATCGCGTGGCAGCTGGAACGGGCGAAACGGAAAGCCGGTCGCGCGCAGCGCCGCCTCGGTGGCAATCGCTTTCCTGATCTTGCCGAGCCCGATGAGCCGCGCGTCGAGCCCGACCGCGTAGCGCGCCCAGATGTAGGCGACGTGATACGTCGTGCGGCCGACTGCGCGGATGTGCTCCTGCGTGCTCAGTTTGTGGCTGGTCATGCCGCAACTGCCTTCGCGAATTGCTTCGCGACATAGACGAACGCATTGCGTTTGCTGCGCGTGGGGCGTTTCGCAATGGTCTTCACGATGTGGCCGTGGTCTTCCAGCCAGACGTAGCGCGAGCTGCACGTCTGGTGCCGCAAGCCCAACCTCACCTCGCTCTCGTCGGACGTTGAGCCGTGGTTGCCGCACGCAACGATGTCGTTGTTCACTGTCGCGTTGAGGTGCGTCAGCTGCTCATCAGTGAAACTGTCTGCAGCTTCGATGCTGGTTTCTGAGTCCTGCACGAAGCCGAGCCCATCTCGATAGTATCCGCCCATCACATCACCTCCGAAAAAAGGGGAGCCTGTGCTGCTCCCCAAGTCAGGCGTCCTCGACGGCGGTACGAACGGTGGGAGGAATAGCGACCGCCGCCAAGCCGTGATCAGCCGAAATCGTTCTCGGCTGCTGCAGGGGTGTTTGCTGGGGCTGATGTGGCCGCTGGTGCGGGCTGCGCCGCCTGCTGCACTTGGGCAGCCCGCTGCTGTGGAGGCGGCACAGCGGCCGAGCTGGTGGACGGCGGCGCCATGCGCATCGGCGTGACATTGCTCGACTGCGTGGGCACGACGAGCGGCATGTCAGCGGGACGATTGACCCAGCGCTCGATGCGCAGCACCGGCTTGTAGTTGGTCGAGGTGGTCTGGCCCGAGCCGGTCTTGACTGCGAGCACGCCGGTCATCGCCACGACAGGCAGCATGCCGGGGTTGCCCTGCACGCCTTTCAGGTACTCGTCGTGCAGATCGGATACCGCTTTGATCACAGCCTTTGCGGTCGAGCCGAACTCGCGCACATCGCCGCCGGCCGCCTTCGCCAGCTTGATGCGCATGCGGAAGCCTTCCTTCCACTTCTCACCGGCCGGCTCGGGTGGCTTCGGATGTCCGAGCGGTACGAGCACGAACGCCGGCTGCGTGAAATCGATCCAACCGGTCATGATCGAGGCATAGTCGAACACCGCATTGAACACATCGGTGATGTCGACCGGGTTGCTCTCCCAGCTGCCGTTGACGTTCGTGCGGTCGACGCGCGACCATCGACCGGCTCGCGCGTCGTATTGCACACGCGGCAGAAAATCGCCGCCTGCCGTGTCCGTGTTGATGCCGAGTGCCATGGGTCTAGCTCCTTTCGTCGGCGTGGTCTTGTTGGTGATTGTCGTTGTCGTTGTCGTTCGCTACTGGCCTTCGCCTCGCTGCCTCGGCAGCTGCGGCACGGCGCAGCATGGCGACGAACGAGAGGACGTTGTCGCGGAAAACGTCGAGCGCACGCTCGATGTCCTCTTGGTCCGTGGCGCGTGTGAGAATGTGTGTGCCGGCGATGATCTCCAGCACCTCCAGCACAGCGTCGGGATCGCCACCGAGCAGAGTGCATGCGGTGTCGAGCTGCACGTGTGTGCTGTGTGCAATCACCTGCAGATGCGCGTGGAGCGCTTCTTCGGACAGGCGCAGGCATGGTTCCACTTTCATTGTCAGAAACCCCAGATGTCGAGCGCAGCTCTCCGCGCTCTGCTGTCGTTGAACATGAAGTGCTCGTAATCGGGACACACGAGCCCCGCCAGCTCATGCTTGTCGTCGCTGAGCGAGA